ATACGCGAGATACGTGGCTCGGCTGCCTTTAAAGGCGCCAAGGCTGTTCTCTTTCCCGAAGGCGGATCCGAAAGCTGGGAAGAGGGATGGACACCAAGTAAGAAACGTGCAGCCCGTGGCTTTTTATATACACGCCGCCTTCGTTCGAATAAGGTCTACGGATTCAAACTCATCTCCGTGGCAAAAGCTGGAGGTTCCGTTATCGGCCAAGAAGTCGCTGAAAAGGAGGGGGCGGCACTCTTTTCCAACTTTGAGTAACACTTCCTATTAAGAACAACATACACGTTAGAAGATGGCCTCCTTGTCTGAAGCATACCCTGCTGCAAACAACGATGCCAAACTGTTTGAGCGCGCCGAGAATCCCCAGGCCTACGACGAACCCGTGGCATCCGTTCGGCACGTGAAAGAGGCCCGGCATATCTTGGGTCTCGTCGGCGGCAACGAGGTCAGCCGCATCGCCGGCAACCAGGCTGACCTCGAGTCCGACCTCCTCGGCATCACACGCCCCACCACCTGGTGTGCCAAGAGATTGCACGCACCACCCAGCGGCACCACTATCGTCCGCGATACTACAAAGGGAGCACTCAACATCAATGCCGCGCCGATCCACCTCCCCACCTATCAAATGTGGGCCTACCCCGAAGTCGTCGGACCCGAGCCACTGATGAAAGAGACTTGCCACCGACCTGAAAAGTATTAATGTGACCATAAACCAAGGAGATGGCACTGCCAGTGAAGCAACAGGCCCTAACAAGGCCCAAGTTCGACGATTTCCATCAAACGGATGATATGCGCATCACTTCGTACGCGATGCGATACTATCTGAATCCTCCGGAGGCGAACTGCCCTGTCAGCTTCCCTCTTCAGGCGACCACCCGGATTCAGAAATCAGGTGCAAGCTGGCCCGAGGGACAGTGGCGTACCGACGTGGAGACGGACTTGAAAGGGATAAATCGCTTCAGCAGCCGCGTGCGATGTGATGAGGCCCTTTACCACCCTGATACGAACAAGCTGAATAGCGTGCCTCTCACGAACGCCCCTGATGAATCCGTGCCACAGCTCTTCCAGCGGATGACGAATCCCCCCTGCACTCTGCGCGCCACGGGCTGGAATCGCTGGGTACCCCTACCTCACCAGCCCCAGCAGACATTCGAGACACCCTTCGACTTCTTCATTCCTTCCAAGACACTGGATAAGGAACGCTGCAAGACTCACATGGGAAAGGCGTATGACTGAGCCCTCATTGGACAACGTCCAACCCAACTCCTCTTAAGATCCGTTTGTAACGGTCCTTAAAAAGAGCGCAACACGTTAGAGATGGAGGCAGCAGCCGTGCTTGCTTTTGCAGGATTAGGATATGTCATCACTAAATTGACAAGATCTGAAGAGCCTGCGGGCATAGCTCAACCCGTCAGCAAGATACAAGAGGGATTCGAGGCCACGGGAGCAATGACGGCTCGCACGGACCAGGGCGCGGCCCCGCGGACGTCCCCCTCGGAACTCGACCTCCGCTTCCAGAGCTTTCTGGGACAGCAGATGGCGCCTAGTGAGCCGTCTCCCGGTCCGCAGGGCTCACTGCTCAACTATGCGCCTCCAAAGCCCCGCACAGTTCCAATGGACCCGAATCTCATAGCGCGCCCCGAGCCAATCGATACGGCCACACCTGAGGTCGCCATGAACCCTGCGGGCATCGAGGCACAACCTACCTATGCAGGCGGCGACTATGTCCAGAGTGAGCTCACAGGAGAACGTATCTCGTCCAAGGACTTTACGCACAACAATATGACCCCCTTTTTCGGTGGGCGCGTAAAACAGAACGTGGGCCCGAATACCAACACGGGCATCCTCGACAACTTCACAGGATCAGGCGTGAATCAGATTGCCAAGCGCGAAGTCGAGACGATGTTCGACACGGCACGGGCTCCCTATGGGAATCCCTACGGCCTGGAATCCGCCACTGACTTTGTGCAGTCACGTATCGTGGATCCCCGTAATCGCGCGGGTGAGCGCCCTTTTGAGCCTGTGCGCGTGGGCCCTGGTGTGAATGAAGGCTTCGCCGCCACTGGAAAGGGGGGATTCCAGCAGTTCGAGGTGAATCAGTACATGATTGACAACATCCGTCGCACGGACGATCTGCGCACGGCCGACAACCCGAAACAGACGTACAATCAGCCCGTGTTATCTGGAGGCCACTTCATCGGCGCAGCAGCGCAGGATTCTGGAGAAGTGCGCAAATACCGACCCGATACCTTCTATACAGATGAGGGCGGTGAGCGCTATTTTGTGACGACCGGCGACGTGGTTAAGGAGACCGTGCGTCCTATCCAGGTGATGAAACACGTGTCGCGTCCTGAGACGTCGTCCGAGTTCATCGGCCCAGCGGGCTCCCAGGAGTTCGGCGAGTCATACGTGATCGGGTCTTACCGCACCCCTATGGCGCAACAGTATGGTGGCGCGGGCTACCGTAACGCCGATATGACGTCCTACACGAGCAGTGATACGGACGCCCCGCAGAATGACTATGGTCGCGGGGGCTACGAGGTGCGGCCCAATGAGCGCAATGCGACCTCGGAGCGGACGATGGGACTGAACTTGGTGCCGGCAGAGGCGGGAGCGACCACAGTGCATTACTCGGACCCGAACAGGCCCACGCGGCGTCAGGAGATGGTGGGAAGCATCAGGCAGACTGGCACACCTGTTGGCTATGCCCAGGGAGCACCGGCAATCACGGTGTGGGACCCCAATGACATCGCGCGCACCACAGTGCGTGAAGGGACCATCAACTGGAACTGGTTCGGCCAGATGGCACCCGCAGCAGACGGCGCGACCCGTCTCAAGGTCTATGATCCTGATGATATTGCACGACCCACGCAAAAGGCGCAGATCTCGGCCAAGTCGGACTACTTCGGAACGCCCAACTCGGTCAATAAGGACTTTACCAGTCACGACTCGGCATACAATATGCGGCTGAACCCGAATAAACAGCAGATCGCCGCTGGACGCGACCCGATGCACGGAAATGGTGGTGCGCTCGCTGTCTTTGACGGAAACATCACGCAGACCACGAGGAAACTCGATGCGGACGTGGTGAATGATCGGGCCAACGCGACGAATCGCGTCGTGGGTCTGCCGACGGGCGTGGGCGATATTGGAATGGTGCGGCCACGTGTCCCTCTCAAGCTGGATGTGAGCCGCGTGCGCAATGGTCCCGAGGTGGTCGCGGCAGTGAATGCGAACCCGCTGATGGCCACGCAGGATCTGAGTCGCAACGCCGAGCACGATGAGAAGCTGCTGCAGGAGCTCTTGGCGACTATGTAGGGGAAGATCTAGAAAAAAATCAAAAGTATGAAGCCATCACCTGAGTTCATACTTTTGAGTCCCGCGCTTAAGGCTGATCGACGCACTCCCTTTAAAGGAGATGGCTACAGGAGCATCAAGCACCCCAGCAAGACAAATCAAGGGTGCCCTCTTGGTCACGGGAGAGCCAGGAACGGGCAAGACCCGCTGGATTCGCGAAGAGGCAGCGCTGGCAAAGGCGAAGCTCTTTCGCTGGAATGCGCGGACCGATCGCAGTCTGCGCGAAGGCCGCGAAGTCCTCCATCAACAGGTGCGCTCCAAAGAGAGGATGTTCGTGTGGATCGAGGGCGCCGATGATCTGACACAGGAGGCCCAGGCCTTCCTCCGCCGAATCCTCGAAACGGCCGCGCCGAACGTGACGTGCGCCCTAGAAGTCCGAGAACTCTGGAAACTCTCGCCCCCCATCCTTTCCAGATGCAAAGTCGTTACGATGCGATCCGAGTCATCTTATCGCTCCTCTAGAAACACGACGATGGCCGTGAATCTCGGTGTCATACAATACACAGCACCTATGAAGAATCCTCCGGTCTGGAGTGATATTCCGCGCCTGCGCCAAGAGGGAGAGGACCCCTACAGGATTCTCGAATCTCTCTTGGAAGCTTACGGCCTACAAGACAAGGCCGTGCGTGAATGCTACAGGGCTATTGGAGCCGGCTCGTCCCCGTGGATTCAGGTGACAAAACTACTGATGCTGAAGGGGGCAGCCCGCGTCTAGTAGCGCATCTGAATATCATGGCAGTTCTTCAGAAATGGATGGCAGCAGCGGTTCAGAGGGAGTGAGTGTCTATGCAGAAGCAAAAGGGGAATATACCAAACAGTTGTGTCAGTATCTTGTGCCGGCCCTCCAGCAATATTTCCTCGACCTGCTCGAGGAGGCCAAAGAGAAGGAGCCTGACAGCAGGAAGGTCTTGACCAAGTTTCAGGATCTGCTCGAGGCCATTTCCGAGTGGAATATGGACAAGGTTCAGCGCGAGACAGCTGCACTTACCACGGCCACGCAATGTGATTATCTTGAGGAGCTGCTCACGGCCGTCTTCATTGCGCACACGAAAGTTCTCTCGGCCATTCGCATCACGGCGAAACAGAAGAAGTTGCATATCACGATTCCGAAGCTCGACCACTTTCTCCACCGTACCTTGACGGAGTGTGCTCGTCTCCTTTGGAGCAATACGTTCCTCGTTTCACCGAGTGCGCCCTCTATTGAGCGCCAGAAGAACATGCGGCAGATTGAGAGTCTCTTGTACGATGGGGTGCATCAGGCCATCAGGACGATGCTCCCTGTGAAGAATATCTTGCGCGAGTACTTGAAAGGGGAAGAGGACGGATCCGATTCCGAAGATGAGGAAGATGGGGTCGCTGCAGAAGCTGAAGCTCCTACTGCGGCCGCTACACCCGCAGCCCCCACTGAAGCTGCAGCGCCCCTCGAATTCACCGGTCTCAGTGTCCCTACTGAGCCAGTACCCAGTGGCCCATCCACTGCCCCCATAGAAACCAATATTCCGGCTGAAGAGGATGATATTCTTGGTTCCTCCGAGGCCGCCGAAGAGATACAGATTTTTGAAGGAGCTGTAGGCGAGGCCCTCGACGACTTCGAGGACCTAGATGCTCCCGCCGCTGCGCCCCCACCTCCCAAGCAAGAGAAAAAGGACGATGATATCTTGCCGATGGATTTCGAGGAGTTGTCTTGAGCGCCTGCCGCGCGGCCGCTGACGCGCCTTTTTTTCCTTTTGGCGGGCCAGAATGTCCGAAGTCCAACCCCCCCTTATGCAAGGTATGGTATTAGGAGGTGTTCTTATTTCTGCTATTGGAGCCGCCAGCACATTCTTTGCAGAGAGCAAAAAGCCCACTGTAAAGAGTATTAGTCGCGACTTCATCATCGGGTCCGTTATGATTCTCTTGGTGATGCAGCTGCTGCCAGAATCATCATCGTCCCTCATTCGCTTCATTGTGGGCCTCGTGCCCCTCTCCCTTTTCGCGGCGCGTGAGAGGGCGGCGAGCGGAGGCGGAGCGGCCACAGGTGCAAGTGATGATATGGAGGTCAAAGTCGGCGTCCCCCGTTTCTAGCAAAAGAGAGCCCAGCGCTTCACTTCGGCCGGCACTTCGCTAGCGGCCACCTGAAACTGGTCAAAGGCGGGATCGCTGAACTGCTGTGCAGGCACCGCCTTATGGACGTGTGCAGCGATGTGCTTGTAGAGATCAAAGTCCGGGAATCGCTCCTCCCCGTTCGACTCAATCAGCACATTGCGACCCTCGTCGTCAATCATCCAGGACCAGAGAACATTGAAGAGTGGGGACACTGTCTCCGCCATTTCGAGCCCATCTTCTGAGCTAAGCATTTTGCCCCCCTTTTTCGGATCTGGAGTTTCGGGATAGAGGGACTCGAAGAGACTCACCGCCAGACGACACAGATCAAATGATGGATTGGGACTCACCTCCTCTTCAGCAGGTGGGCGAGGATGAAGAGGGCGGAAACAATACTGCCCCTCTGCGTCATTACCTGCCTTGAAGTCGTCACTGATGAACTGGTAGCCATTGATCGTGAAAATGGCGCGGCCAAAGTCGATGATGCGGAATATCTTGCCAAACGTCGGCACACGGAAAACAGCGCCGGCCCGATTCGTGTAGTAGAGCCACTCCTCTGTAGTGGGCGACCAGACGATATTGTTCGTGTGAAGATCATTGTGGGTGAAACCGAGGAGCGTCTGGGCGCAACTGAGGGCCGCAATCACTTGAAACAGCCAGGCCGACCAGCGGAGTTCCCACTCGGGTGTTCCTGGCGCCGCCCCCACCCTTTCCTCACTCTCCTCTAAAAGGCTGTCCATCGTGCCCTGGTTCTTATCGACGGCAATCAGCATTACAGGGAAATCCTTGAACTCGGCATAGACCTGAATATCGTCTAGGCTATCATTGCTGCCATATGAGCTCGCGGTCAAACCACCAGGGCGACGGCTTACCTGTTCAGGCTCTTCACCTACATAGGAAATACCGTCGAGCGCGTCAGAGTGAAGAGACTCCAGCTCGGCGTCGGCTGAGCCCTCTATCACTGCATCACCTGCATCTTCGACCGCCACGGATTCTGTCTTGATCTCGTCGTCCTCGCTCTCTTCGTCGTCGGTTTCTTCATACTCCGCCCTATCAAGCTCACTCTCGGATGGTTGTCGAAGATACTCTTGCACGTTTGCATCATTCGATATATCGGTGTCCGGGTGTAGCTTGTTTATCACTTTTATCGAGTACATTCCTCTCTTGATTCCGCCCCAGAACCAGCGGGCGAGGCGCATCGACGCAAAGTCCGTAGTGAGATTGTAGCGATAGACTTCAGCTGATGCACAGAACGCCCCGTAAAAGTGGTTGAAGTGGGGGGACAAGTTCTCTTCGCGCAGGCGTCCCAGGGCATAGGACGCCATCGTTTCGACATAGGCCTGGTTCCACGGATCCTGGAGTTTCTGTGAGGCCGTCATCCATGTCTTGTTGTGCCAGGGGAGGCCCGCGTGTTTCGGCAGGCTGTAGGCACCCTTCATCCATCGAATGGGATCCAAGAGATGTGTGACTTTCAAGTATGCATCGCGCCTCGTTTGCTCTTGCAAGGGATTGGCACCCCCCGAGACATCCACATTCGGTACAAGGCGTACAGCACAGGGGCCCGAGGTTCCTGAAATATCCAACGACGCAATCCTCCATTTCGAGTCCAGCCATACACTATCCGCCTGGTGCTTGCTAAGCCGATATATCTTGCTGAGCGTTGGAAAGAAGGTCTGTAGATCGTGAAATCCTTTCACGGCCTCGAGTTCTTTTGATAGGGGCGCAATCCGGAAACGGGGGGTAGGTAGTCGTGTCCCCCGGAGCTGATGGGTTTCCGCCGCTGACATCTCTCCCTCCGCACAAGAGCCTTTATAGATGCGCTATGACGCAGTAAAAAAAGTGGGGGGCCATATCAGACTGACGCGGAAGAATGGCTGCATCGGCTGCAACTGTGTCATTGAAGCGATTTGATATGCGAAAAATCCCCCAGGATGCCGTGGTGATTTTCATTGGCCGCCGGCGAACGGGCAAATCCACTCTTGTTCGGGACCTCCTCTTTCATCATCAAGATATGCCCCTTGGCACCGTGATCAGCGGCACAGAGGAGTCCAACTCCTTCTACGGAAAAATGATCCCCCCCCTCTTCATCCACGGCGAGTATAGTCCAATGGTTCTGGCCAACTTCGTGAAGCGGCAGAAGATGATTATGGCCCGTATTCAGCGGGAGCAGGCGACTGGCGGCAAGTCGCGTCTCGATCCTCGCTCTTTTATGATTCTCGACGACTGTATGTACGACGACAGCTGGACCCACGACAAGAACATTCGCTATCTCTTTATGAACGGTCGTTGGCTCAAGGTGTTTTTCATCATCACGATGCAGTATCCCCTCGGTATCCAGCCGGCCCTTCGTACCAACGTCGATTTCGTCTTTATCTTGCGTGAGCCGTATGCCACGAACAGGAAGCGTATCTTCGACAACTACGCGTCGGCGTTCCCTTCTTTCGAGTTTTTCTGCCAGATTATGGACGCCTGCACACAGAACTACGAGTGTATCGTGATTGATAACACGAGCCAATCAGCCAAGCTGGACGACTGCGTATATTGGTACAAGGCCGATATTCACCCCGATTTTCGGATTGGCGCGGCGGAGTTTTGGCAGCACTCGGCCACTTACTATAGAGATAAGGACGAAGAGGAGGCGAGCCACTATGATCCGATGGCAGCGCGAAAACTCAAGGGGCCGGTCATCAATGTTCATAAGAAGATGAGCTAAGCGGGCCGCGGCCGCGCGCGGCAAAAATACGCCCAGGTCTAACAGAGAGAGAGGATGAACACGACAAACTGCATCTTATTGACAGTGCTACTCATTCTTTTCGGCATTCTCTTCCTGAATCGCTACGTTTCCTTTGACGGATTCCGCGACACAATGATTCAGCGCTGCGGTGTCGAGATGGCCCCTTGTCCTCACCCCCTACGCTGTATGAATGGATTCTGTCGCTCACAGGATCATCCCCAGCTTTATGATAGGAATCCTCTCCCGGTCGTTCCGTAGCGGAGGAAAATAAAGGGCAAAACTAGAAAGATGAAGAAGGGATTTGGACTCGGTGCCTTGTTGCTCGTTTTGCTGCTCGTCATAGCGTTCCTACCGGCCATTCGGCGTACCTTTATGGGGATGTTCCCTGAGGGCTTCCAGAGCTACCGCTGCGACCGCGGAATAATCTGCAAGGAGGGCGAGTTCTGCCAAGAGAACGTGTGCCGCCCCGTTGCTGCCCCCATGACAAACGACTATTTCCCCCGGACCGTTGCGTAAAAACTCGGCCTTCGCACCCCACATTCATATTGCTTGATTCATCCTCCAAAGGAAGACGAATCAAGCCATTTCAAAGCTCCCGCACCGCGCCGCCTACTCCTTCTTGGCGGCCGCCTCCATCTTTCTGCCAATCGCCAGGTCTGCGTAACCCGCGCTGCCGAACATATCGGTGACAGAAGAACCGCCCAGATCAGCAGCACCATTCACATCAGCACCGGCGACATCGGCGTCCCGCACCACGGTCATACTGGGAGGCCCACCGGTGCCGGCGCCCCCCTTGCGAATACGCTCCCTGTGTTCGCGCTGGAAGCTCTCGCGCTGCTCCTCGTTCTCCTTGTACTTCTTCATCAGCGTATTGAGCTGCTCCTCCGCGTATTCCTGTTCAGCAACATCGGCAGGCTCGGGATCCCACGGCAACCACTTGCCCACCTCGGCCACATAGATGTTGTGGAGAGGATCCGTGCGCTGCAGCTTCTTCGAGCGAGCCACCGCCTCACCCTGATTTCCATAGACACCACGCACCTTCAGACCCCGAACCGTCGTACGGAACTCGTTCTTGGTAAAGAACTCATCCTCTAGAGTGGCCTTGTTCTTGTACAGGAACTCGTCATACGACTCCTTCATGTTGGACTCCTTCAACTCGCGCTGGTTCTTCTTGACAAACTCCTGGAACTCGTCCATCAGCACATCCATACGGATACGTGAGCCGCGGCAAATATCGGCAGCACCACTCAAGTCAAGAGCAGTGAGACGATCCACCTCCCTATCCAGCTTGTCATTGATCCCCTTTACAGTTTCCATTAAATACGCCTCCAGGCCCTTCGTCCGGCTTGCAAACTCGTAGGACTGAACGAACTTGCTGAACATGAAGATGTTCTTGTCCGCCAGAACCTTCTCCGGACTTAGGAAACTCAAGAGGCAGAACTTCTGCCCAGGGACCTCAGGGTCCTCTTCTAGAAAACTTTCAGACGCGACATCTTTGGACATTTTCTGATCTAGTGGCGCGTAATACCTTTAAACGGGGGGATTTTACGCAGCGAGCGCGGCGGTGCTGCCCCCTTTCCTCCAAGAAAAAATCTGACTGCGAAATATAATGATGGACTCTACTTCTGAAATCATCAACCGCTTCATCAAGTACCTCGTCGAGGGCCTCTTTGTCGCCGTGGCCGCTATCTACATTCCTCGTCACCGCCTGCCCATGGACGAGATTCTCACCCTCGGTGTCGTCGCGGCCTCCGTGTTCGCCATCCTCGACGTGGTCAGCCCCAGCATCGGTGGTGCTGCTCGCCAGGGCGCCGGCTTCGGTCTCGGTGCTAACCTCGTCGGCTTCCCCATGCGCGGTTAAACCGAGTAGATCCTTTGAGTATACTCATTTTGAACCGTTTTGAATTCTATGATGTTAATAATATCACAAAATTCAAAATATCCGACCGAGCCCCTCACAGGCTCCTAATAAACTCCCAGCCTAGATCCTGACATATAAGTTGCCAGATCTTGTCTTGCACATAGAGCTTGTCCCGATTTTTGAGCAGAGGGAATGACGGCAAGTACTCGTCCAGCTCCATCAACTCGCACAGCTTGTAGAGCACGTACGAATACGAGAGAAAGTTGCTCCTTTCTTTGGGACAGTGCTTCTGGAAAGAGGGCTGAATCTCCTTGAACATGCACCGCAGCTTCTCCTCTATCTCGCGGCTCATCACGGGTGCATTCTGCCCATTCAGCCGATTGATAATATGCGGCACGTGTTCATAATACTTGTTGTACTTCAGCTTCTTCAGAATCTCGCGCACCTTCTGACGCGAGAGAGTGCGATAGTCCATAATCCTCTCCTTTTTGAGTTCTGCGCAGATGGCCTCATAGACCTCCTGCGGGATCTCGGTCGATTCCTTGGCCTGAAACTGGGCCAGCCACTCGTTGAAGTGATTTATGCGCTTGTACGCATAATAGCTGACTTCCCGCGGGGGGTCCTTGTAACTCGGCTTGTCCGAATCGATCAAGACAAACTCCTGGAAGCCGCATTGTGTGCAGGTGAAGAGTGCCTCGTTCGCGCTGAAGATCATCTCCTTCTGGCACTCTGGACATTCTCCATAGGGGTCGTCGCTTATTTCGTTGCTGCCGCGGGCGTGGGCTGGATCCACGCGCAAGAGATATTGCTCCAGGAGTTTGTCTCGGCCCAGGTGCTCCCCATGAGCTGGAGTGCTCGAGACAGGCACAGGACTATCCACGCCATCCGCCACCGCGGCCGACTCCAAGGCCGCAAGAACAGACCCAGGCTTCACCTTCGTACTCGTCTTTTTCGAGGCCGGCTCCACACCTTTCTGGATCTTCTCTTGGGTCTCGTAATAGCTGTAGAGGATATCGCCAGTATCCAAGAAATAGTCGAATATCTCGTTCTTCTCCTTGCAGCGCTTGATCTCCTTTTCGAGTTCGCGCCGCTTCTGCTGGAGCTGCTCGTAGGCGATCTCGTCCGTGGTTTCTCTTGCCTTTGCCGCGATGATGTCGATTTCCCTTTTTAGCTGCTCGGTACTCGTATCTCGCGAAATCATTTGCTGCATTCGAACCTTGTGGAGACTATCGAGGGTGGTGCGTGCCTCAGGATTACTCCTCTTTGTAGGGCGAATCTTGAAAAAGGCACTCTGGCTAGAGGACATCGCTGTGAAAAGGAAAGAGAGACTGTTTAAACTGGGACCGGTTGGCTGGCGCTCCAGTGCGACAGCCGACGAAAAAGAAGGTCCCCGGCACGCTGTCCTTTTTAGGGGAAAAAGGGGGATATCCCCGGCTTAAACTGGCTTCGCCTGGAATTTTTTCTTCGGGGGAGGTATATAACAAATGACTGGTGGTGGTTTGATGCAGCTCGTTGCTTATGGCGCCCAGGACGTGTACCTGACTGGTAATCCCCAGATCACCTTCTTCAAGGTTGTCTATCGTCGTCACACCAACTTCGCGATGGAGTCCATCGAGAACCCCTTCAACGGGTCTCCTGGCTTCGGCAAGCGCGTGACTTGCGTGATCCAGCGCAACGGTGACTTGATCCACCGGATGTACCTGCAGGCCACACTGCCCTCCGTGCAGCTGCAGACCAGCGACGGCAGCGGCGCCCAGTTCCGCTGGCTCAACTGGGTTGGCCACAACCTCATCAAGAACGTCGAGATCGAGATCGGTGGCCAGCGCATCGACAAGCACTACGGCAACTGGCTCCACATCTGGAATGAGCTCACCCAGGAGCCTGGCAAGCAGGCCGGCTACGCCAAGATGGTTGGTAACGTGCCTGAGCTGACCAACCTGCTGGTGCAGGGTGGTGAGACCTGCGACGACGACTGCGCCGCCGGTGAGCCCAACTCCTCCAACGAGGCCCGCAACTGCGCCCCTGCCTACACACTGTACATCCCTCTGCAGTTCTGGTTCTGCCGCAACCCTGGTCTGGCTCTGCCTCTGATCGCCCTCCAGTACCACGAGGTGCGCATCAACCTGGAGTTCAACGACCTCCGCAACCTCTGCTGGGACGTCACCCCCCAGATCAGCAGCAACTACCACACCATCCGCGACCGCGTGGCCGCTGCCAACCTGCAGGCCGCCTCCCTGTACGTGGATTACATCTACCTGGACACTGACGAGCGCCGCAAGTTCGCCCAGGTCAGCCACGAGTACCTGATCGAGACCCTGCAGTTCACTGGCACTGAGTCCATCACCAGCGCCGCGAACAAGATCAAGCTGAACTTCAACCACCCTTGTAAGGAGCTGATCTGGGTTGTCCAGCGCGACAGCTTCGTCAGCTGCGACGACAGCATCGTCAACCCCTGGAAGGGACAGCAGCCCTTCAACTTCAGCGACTGGTGGGACCGCAGCGTGCTGGAGAGCGGCTACTCCGTCACTCGTGTCGAGGGTATGGCCGGCAAGAACCCCGTCATCACGGCCCTGCTCCAGCTCAACGGCCACGACAGGTTCCAGGTGCGCGAGGGCCGCTACTTCAACGAGGTGCAGCCCTACCAGCACCACACCAACATCCCTGCGGTTGGTATCAACGTGTACAGCTTTGCCCTGCAGCCTGAGCAGCACCAGCCCAGCGGCACCTGCAATCTGTCCCGTATCGATAACACCACTCTGCTGCTGACCGTGAGCAACAACGCCGTGGGCGCTGTCACCACATCCAGCGTGTATGTGTTCGCCACCAACTACAACGTGCTCCGCGTGATGAGTGGTATGGGCGGTTTGTCCTTTTCTAACTAAAAGGTCTGGCTGCCAAGAGTCTCCTCTAAAAAAGGAGGCTAGTCTGATACACTTGGTTCTCGTGGGAGAACAAGAGGCAACACCGTCAAATTGCGGGAAACCCCTAAAGCCTTTGATACCAAGCCTGCTCTGAAAAGAAGCAGGTGGCCAAGAATAACAAACTTGGGTATGGTAAAAACGCAAAGGATTCTGAGATATCAGAAATGGGCAATCCGCAGCCAAGTCCTAAGGCGCCCAGCGCTATGGATGCAGTTCAGAGACTCAATGTCGGTGGGCCCTGCTTACGAGTAGGGCATAAGATAGAGTCCGGCCCCACGGAAAACGTGGCTTCAAGGAGGAATCTCCAGCAGTTGTATCCTGCTGAAGAGGAGAGCCTTGAAGAGTATCATAGTTATGATACTGGATACGCCTGCTCGCGTACTCCAACTAAGCATCTTAGTTTAAGAATCTTAGTTATACAATCTATAAAGTATATTAAATAAATATTAAAATAAATTTTGCCTAAAACCTTTGGAGATAGACAAAATTTAAAGGACATCTGTTTTTGGGAGGATTATAAATAGGAATGGAACTCCCCCTCTCTTCCAACTTTGAAGTATTAGAGCGCCTCTCTGGACATACGCCCTCTAGAGGAAAATCGGCTGGCGAGGAACTTAACTGGGCTTATCGATTACGTGATACTCGAAATAATGAAATCCTCGTAGGAATGTTCTGTAAACCTAACCATATTACATTGCTAGATACTTCTACGTGGGATGAACTCCACACAGAACCCTATAAAGATATGACGTGGTATTACTCTACTGTAGGATATGCAACACGCACTGTAAAAAAAGATGATCCACATCCATACATATTTCTACACCAGTTAGTTATGAAGTATGCCAAAAATGGAAAAGGGAAGGCCTCAGTCGACCATATAAATCAAAATAAACTTGATAATCGTGTTATAAATCTGAGAATAACAACGCAGTCCGTGCAAAACCAAAATCGTGGTAAAGTTGCACGCCATCATAACGCAAAAGAACTCCCTATTGAAATAGAGGGACCTCTTCCAAAGTATTGCGTCTACTATAAAGAATCTATAAATAAGGAAAAAACGAAATGGCGTGAGTTCTTTACAGTTGAAGGTCATCCTAGCCAAAATGGAAAGAGGAGGGCTACTACCAAATCAAATAAAGCATCGATTCTTTATAAGCTTGAAGAGGCAAAAAAGATTCTGGAAGAACTTGATAATACTATACCCTCCTAAACTCCTCCCTCCAGTCCCTAGTATGAAGACGCGCAAAGTCTCGCGGGTGGGCCCAGACCCCCCAAGTCTCAAGATAGCCCTCTGTATTCCTTTCGATATCAAAGATCTCCGCTATCTTATTCAGTGTCTAGCCTCTATAAGGAATCAGGTCCGCCAGCCAGACCTCATTGTTTTTTCTTTTTCGCGCGCGCCTGCCTCTATGCAAGATAAGATCTGTGAGTGGATCGAGCGGATCACGCTGCTCCCTCCAGTCCATATCCTTTTCAGTGAGGTCCGCCAATATGCTGGGAGGAATCGCAATCTCGCCGCGGCTGTCGGCAAGAGAGAGGGCGCCGACATTATTTCCTTTATCGATTCGGATGATATTGCACATCCGCGCCGCCTCGAAATGATCGAGCGCGCCTTCTTGCACCGGCCAGATCTCGACGCCGTTGTACATTCCTACACCTCCATTACAAAGAGTGATCCGACCTGGGATTTTTCCACTCTGAGCTGGGAGGAGCCTCGTGGCTGCCTGTACAAGAACTGCTTTTACATCGTGAAGCGTTTGTTCCCTCCTTGGCGCCTTTTCACTCAGAAGCACGTCATCGCCGTGGATCCTGGTACGCGAGATATACAGAACGGCCACTTGTCCATACGCGCCTCCGTGTGGGAGGCCAATCCCTATCGAGAAGACTTGAATGCCATCGAAGATAGTGATTATAATGCGCACCTATATGAAAAGAATATAAATATTGGGATGATTTCGGACAAGCTTGTGATCTACCTGTATTCTGAGGGCCAGCCCAGGACGGAGCCGGCTAACACGAGTTCGTCTCTTGTATCATCCCATCCAACTGAGACCATAGAGCCCCATCTTTCCAGCAATACACTGTCCCAGCCCGCTGCATCTGAGTCGTAACCCTATTGAGATCGCCGAAGCAGACGATTGGGCTCTCTAAGACGCCCCACTTACTATGGTCGTCGTACTCGATCACCGTCTTTCCGTTTGGAAATGCCAGGCTCTGAATATCCGTTGTCTCAAATGCATACTCAGGAGGACAGAATGCCCCGTCTGTCGTCCCGTGTATCCAGGACTCCACGCGCGCATCGCTGGCGAAATAGGGGGAAATACAGCTTGCCCAGATATCCACCTGGAGCGTACTCGGCTTCATGAAGAGAATGCGGCCATCGTCGAGGAGCGAGACGTTACAGGGATTTGACGCCCCACCGCCCCGCAGAGCCTTTGAGGGCTGGCGCCCGTAGCAGTCACTGCATCTCCTCTCATATATGAGTGGTGCAGTCAGCTGAATAGAAGCTAATGCGGTCTCCAGGTAATCCGCTGACACCTGAAAACAGGAGGCCGCCTGCCCGTACTCCCAGGCATTCTGCTCGAGCCCCGTGTACCAGCCCCCCTCTCCAGGCCCCGAGGGAAACTTCGGGATCGAGTGTGTGATCACCACGGCCGACTTGGAGTCCCACATCCACACCCCTTTTGAGTGCGCGACTGAAAAGTTGTAGGCTGTCTGATTCGGCGGCTCATCGTTATAGAGCATATACTCCACATCAGGTTCCTTCCAAAGCTGCCACATTGTGTAGCTCAAGGCCCCGGCACTCGTGTCATTCAGGGAGTATGCACTCTGGCTCATCCCTCCATTGGCCTCGTAGTAAAAGTAGTCGGTGCTCTTCGGCAGCTTCATAATCGTCCAGGAATCTATATCGACCCCTTCCTCATCTTTACAGGAGATCGCTGATATAAACCGTGTCATACAAGCGCCTATGAGTGAAAGAGCGAGTATGTGTATAGCAGCCATCTCTAGTCTAGCCCTCGGAGATTTCCCGCGGGGGCCGCGCCCAGAACTCCGAGATTCTTGTAGGTCCTCCGAGTAATGGGAAAGGCCGAATATAGACGTGTAGGAGATACGGCTGTGGGCAGCATACTCTTTAAAGGAATGCTCGTGGAGTTTCTCATCGACTCGGCGGATCTGGCCCTGGTGAGTAGTCATAAGTGGCACCTGTCTTCCAACACCTATATCGCTACATCTCAAAAGGTGGATTGTTCGGGGGCGTCGGCTGCCGCCGCCAGCGGCAAGAAGAAGGAGGTCTATCTTCACACACTCCTTCTCTCGCCAGGCCCGAACCAGGTGGTCCAACACATTTCGAAGAATGGCCTCGACAACCGCCGCGCCAATCTCCGCCTGGTCGATGCCTCTGGTGCTGTCACGCCGCCCCAAGCCGTTTTCAAGAAGAGAACGATAGAACTTCCTCCTCTATGTGGTATCAAAGCGGAAGAGATTCCGCGTCATATAT